ATTAAATCAGACCGCAGTCGATAACTACTGGGTCAGGTACTTTTCCAAATAAACCAATGCATATTGGAAAAGAAGGGTCCCCACCTTCAAATTGAACCCACACACCCGCACCAGCTGGTGGTGGTGTAGTTGTTATACCAGTTTGGTATGACAAAGGTGCCCAACCAGAAACTTCAAGTTGCAAAACTTGAGGTACCTGAATTCTTACACGACCAAGATTCTCTGGGTCATTTGAATCAAAAACCAAGCCACGATATGTACCGAAAAATCTTCGGTTACCCAAACTATCTGTAATCATTACCTAGGAACTCGTATTATATAAGTTCTGGTTGTAGAACCATCTATTGAAGTGGTAACTATTTTAATAGTTGTAGTTACTCCAGAAGGGGTAGAGATTGACGGACTTGCTGACCCAGAAGTTACGGTAGTTTCATTAACCTTTATAGTTCCAACATCCGAAATTCCAGTAGGAGTTACAGTAATTGTGCTGGTACTTACTCCATTTAAAGTGTAGTTTAGTATTGTCGGGTCAAACACTGGGCTGAAAGTTCCATGGTTTGCAGTTAAACCAGACAAAGCAGCCATAGGGAAGATAACCAAGTTACTTTCTTTAAACACGTACAAGCGTCCTTCAGAAGTAAGTAGAGGGTCTCTAGTAGAGGGCGATGCGGATGTACCAATTCCAGTTATTTTTACTGCAGAAATACCGTTAATTGTTGAGAGTACGCCTTCAATGTTACTTGGGAAAATAACTGTGTTAAAAGGAATGTAGTTATAGCCATAACCATAAACAACTGCATACTTTATAGCAGCAATAATGTTGGCATCACTGAAAGAAGCACCAGAATTAGTTGAAGAAGTAGTCGCCTTGTAGTGCACCTCAATAAATACATCTTGGTATGAAGGTGGCAAAACTACTACAGATGTACCGATTTGGCCTTTATTTTGTAAACTTTCTTCAACTGAATCTTTTAACGATAACCATGAAGAAGTTACAGTTAACCCTGAAGCAGTAGATGTACCAGACATTCCAGGGTAATAATCTTCAGAAGTTGAAGAAACTGAAGGGCCAATGTACAAATTAACTAAGCTAGGGCTTTCTGCATAAGCAGCGGCTTTTCCAACTCCGTTTACAGCAATAGCTAAATTAGCGTAGTCATCTAAAGAAACTGCTCTAGTCAAAGCCTGTAAAACTTTTGGTGCATTTGCACGAATAGAATCGTTCTCTTCAGGGTCAGAACCACCTGAAGCGTCATTACTAACAACCGCAACATTATTTATAGTTGGTTTATCGTACCCAGCAGGAACAAAATTAAGGTACCAACCCGCACTTCTAGCCCCAATGTTACCAATAACACCGCCACCTATTGTGTATACAGCCTTGATAGGCTCACCAATAGTTGGGACAGCACCAGAGATTCCGTCTCCAAATGTTACTTTCACGTAATTATTTGCGTCAACACTTAACGTGTACACAGTGTCTGTAGGTCCCCAGTCAGTTAAATGTCTTACCTGGTCCCAAATTGCCCATGTATCACCATTTTTTACGTAAATAGAGACCGTGCCATCCGCAACATTGTTAGAAGAAAGATAATACTCTTGAGAATCAGAGCCATCAGAGTAAGCAAGTAGCTCACCGTCTAAACCAGTTCCATCATCACTACCCTTATTTCCAGGCTCAAATATTACTGATTTACCATGAGAAAATGTGCTTGTAGTTCCACTATTTGCTGGAACAGTAACATCAAGTTCATTTGTAAAATATAAACGTGTGATAGATGTAGAGTTCTGTAAATCAAGTGCAACGTCAATGTAGTATTGCACTCCTTGAGGAACAACAATGTCAGACCCAGTAGGGTTTGTTAAAGAAACACTTACGTTTGCTTGCGTATATCCTGAAGCAATGTAGTTGTACGATTCAGCAATGTCTATAATACTTTGTCTTTGAGTAGCTGTAGCAAGGTACGACTCGTTAGCCATTCTGTCAATGTAGTAGCTTGTAAGGTCTCCAACGTGAGCAAAAGCCTCAAGCATAGCAACACCAAAATCAGCTGGGTCAGTAGCAGCCCAGTTCTTACCTGCATCACTTAAACGTCGTTTAACTCTAAGAATTAAATCATCACGAAGAGAATGGTAATCTCTATTTGTGTAATTGATTGAAGTAGGGAGATTATTTGGCATTATGATACCTCAACTGGAATTGATTTGCCATCAACGTAAATAGTGGCAACGTTAGTTTGTTTAAGTACTTTATTTGGAAGTCTGTAAATAACAGTAAAAGTAAGTGAACCATCGGTTTGAGATGAGTCGTACGTTACATCTACTAACTCAAGTAAAGGAAGAAAAGTAGTAAATGCTGAATAAATGTCTTTTTTAGCCAATGCTGGCGCATCTTTATCAGAATCGCCTAAATTAAGAAAAACATTTTGAGTAACAGCGCAACCAAATCCAGGGCGCATAAGTCGCTCACCAATAGCTGTTCCAACAACACTTAAAACTCTATCTGCCCAAATTTTTTCTTGATTTTCAGTGTAAGAAACCCCACCTTGTGCAGAAATACTAAAAGGCAATGAGACGGCGTATTCAGAAACAATAGAATTAACAGACATTACTAGTTTCCTCCGTATAACCATCTAGCAGGAGTTCTTTTAAAACCCTGTTCTTTAACAACAAATTGTGGGGAAGTAATTTTTAAGAAAGCGGAGTTGTTATCTACCGAGTTGATGTTTGCTCCACCGTTTCCCATTACTTCACTCAAGTTTACCATTCCAACAACAGTATTTGTGCCCTGTCTTTCAGCGGTAATATTGTTGACTCCAGTACCGTCTACTTGAACTGTCATTTCAATTTGGTAATCACCAATTCGAGCAAAAGTATGGGTTACTTTTTTTACAATCCAATATCCATCAGTAAGTGGGCCTGTACCATCAATAAGAACTGGGTAAAAAGGGCGAATTCTAGGGTCTCCCTGGCATTTAGCCTTAGCAATCATATTAAACCGAGCAAGAGCAGCAGCCCCATCAGCCATGTTTTGTGCAGAGTTTCCATCGTGAATAACTTGGTCAGAACGTGGCTCATAAAAAATTGTGTCATTTATTGTTTCACGCAATGCTTGCCCAACAGATGAAGGGGAAGCTTCAGCGTAAATCAACTCACTAGTTAGGGGGTCTATTCCAGACATTCCTTTTACAGTTCTTAATGCAGACGCATCCTCTAAATATTCGCCATTTAAAACTTTAAACCAGTCCAAGGTTCTGTCTACTGCTTGGGCATTAAATTGAATGGATGTGTTACCAATACTAAGAAAAGGAATACTAGTAATACCTTGATTTATAAGTTTATCTAAAGGACGAAAACAGAACACCATTCCATCAACAACAACCCCATAACCAATTCTTTTAGCTTGTTCTTGAATCCATTCCCAATAAGAATGCCCAGAAACAGAAAGTTGTTCAAAAATACGTGGGTGTTCCTCGCCTACATATTTAAAGCCCATATCTGTAACAATTTGCTTTACTGCACTAGGAATTGATGTATTAGTAAACACTTTAGCTAAACGTTCCTTGAGAGGAAACGTAGACCCAATACAGTGAACTTCCATTACGTCTTCTATTTGGGTGTTTACATTTTTAGAAATAAATGAAACATAGCCAAACCAAGTTTTGTTTTTGTTTTCCTGGCTCCAATAAAATTTTATTGGAACACCAGTTTTAACTAATTCAAACCAAGCGGGGCTTGTATTAGTAAACTCAAGTTTTAAAATGTCATGGGTGTACTGCTCTTGAATTAATTCAACTCTTCTAGGTTGTAAAGATAAAGATGGTAAAGTAGGCAAAGAAACTTCATAAACCGTACCTTTGCGATACTTTCCAACCACAATGCTATTGTCCATGTGGAATCCTTAGCGTAGTACCTGGAGGTATATTAAAAGGGTCAATAATTTCAGGATTTACGTCAAGTATCTTCCACCAAAAATCAGGGTTACCCAGTCTATCGTTTGCAAGTTTATCTAAACGGTCATCGCTCAACCAGGTGTAGTAGCTAAATTGAATTCCAAAGCTAGGGTAAACTCTATTAACACTTAGAAAGTAGTCATTACTTCTAGCGTCATAGGCTTTGTAAAAAAATCCGTTTGAATATCTGCTATCTGAATACATACGTTACCTACTTCTTAACTACAGGGTTAATTTGCCCTGCATAATCATAGTTATAATCTGGAAGACGTTTACAGGTTATGTTAACGTTTGAAAAAACAGGCACCATATCAGCAGTAAAAATAGTGTGACTTACATTGATGTTATCAATAGTTACTAGGTATCTAAGAGATTTACCTAAGTGGAGCTCTACTGGAAAAGACCCAATCCAACCAACATCAGCAGTAGTAAATTGTCGTAGTTTGCTTTTAACTGCATAGCCTAAAATAGTTCGTAAGAAAAATTCTAAGTCATACATGGTTCCCATGTCTTTAATTTGTTTAAGCTCTGCAATAATATCGGCAGTAGTTCTTGGTTCATCAATGCTAGGGTCTGCGGCAGTATTAGGGTATCTGCTAACAATATTTTCTGGTTTTGAAACAAACTCGTCAGTGTTTAAATACGCTAAATCGTTCATTCTATTTAGCAATAAAGTAAAACTGATTGTGCTTGCACCAGCGGCAGCTCCAGTAAGAGGGATTCTATCCTTACCGCTCATTTCCAAACCAATGTCAACTTGAGGAGCACCACTATACGACATGGTAATTGTTTCTGGATTATACAAAAACTGGAATCCATATCTGGACTTGTTTGGCTCCATTTGTGATGACACTTCTGGTTGAGTATTTTTTGCACCAGTCATATTTGTACCGTTAGGCAAAATAAAACTTTGGAACATACCTTTGTGAGAACCAGACATTCTCCACAATTCCCAAGCATCCCTAATACGTCTAGGAGCATTACCTCCAGGAATATAAAGCAACTCTGTTTGATAATTAGGTGCTTCGTAAAAATACGAATCATTAATTCCAGGTAGGTTGTATTTAACTTGTGGAGTGTTTCTTGTAACAGTTATGCTGTCTGTTTTTGGAGGTGTGGTAGTTGTTCCACCACCTTTACCCTTATGAGGCTTATGAGGTTTAGGTAATTTAGCAATATGATGCAAAGTTGTATCAGCATTTTTAAGCTTTTTAGTTACAGTATCTAATGCAGCACTAGTATCTGAAATTAAATCAATAATGTGATGAAGTTGGTAATACTGAGAAGTTGAATAATAAACACGTAACTTATCTGAAAATTCAAAATATGTTGCGGTATCAAATGACAAATAACCAGAAGATTTTGAATAAATAAAGGAAGAAGTAGAATACTTTGTGTTTAATTTTTTTGCGGTTTTAAAAACACTAGACCCTTTAACACCGTTATTTGTAGTAAATTTCTTTGATTTATAAACAAGTATTGAATGGTAATCAGATACCCAATTTTTTAAATCATTAAGAATAGCAAGAACACGAGTTAATCTAAGCTGCTCAAAAGTATCATTTACAATTTGAGTATTTAAATCCGTAATTTCTTGCTGTTTCAATTGCTTTTGGATAGAGTTAGCGTTACTATCTGCAAGAGCAATGATAGGTTTGTGTGTGTTAGGGTCCCAAGTATATGCAGGTGTTTTAGCTGGTTTGTAAGGCATTATTACATCCGTCCCATGTTACTTGCTAAAGTATCATCTTCAATAAATGACTTAATCATTGACGCAAACTTTCTTGCCTCATCTTCTGTCGCTTTATCAATTTTTAAAGTAATACTAATGTCTGTGTGTTTACTTCCCCCATAAGACCCACCACTGTCTCCACCCTGACCACCAGTTGCCATACCATTTGACGAGGAAACAGTCGCCTGCCCAAGAATAGAGCGGCTCTTGTTAGAAATAGATTGAGAACCAAAACTGTTTCCAGAAGAACTAGTTGAACCTATTGGAGATGGTATAGACACTTTTCCAGCAGCGCTAATTC